ATTATTTTAAGGAGTCCCTAATGAACAAATATGAACAGCTAATTGAACACATTATCAACGACGAGGAAGATCGTGCTCGTGCGTTGTTTCACGAAATTGTAGTAGAAAAAAGTCGCGACATTTACGAAAGCCTAATGGACGATGAATATGCCCAGGAAGGCATGGGCGGTAGTCCAGTTGACGAAATGGTAGATGAAATCTCCATGGAAGAAACCGATGGCATTGGCGAAGGTGAAATGGACGACATGGGCGATATGATGCACATGGGTGACGAAGGCGACGAGGGCGATCTAGAACAAAAAGTAATGGATCTTGAGTCAGAGCTAGAAGCCTTGAAAGCTGAATTTGAACAGCTAATGGGTGACGAAGGTGGCGAAGGCGACGATGAAATGGACATGGACATGGACGACATGGAAATGGACATGGATGACGAAGAAGACGGCGAAGAAGAGGAAGAAGAGGAAGAAGATTCAATGATGGAAGAAGAAACTTCTGGATCTGTTTACGAATCTGCACAGCGTCGTCCACTACAAAAAACCGCAGTAGATCTAATGCGTGAATATGTAGAAAAAATCAGCTCACCAGGAAATACAGAAGGACAACCAGCTGGCACAAGTGCCGGTGGTGATCACGCAAGTGTTAACACTCAGTCCATTGTAGCCGGTAAAAACGACATGGGCGGCACAGCAAAGAACTTAGCTCAAGGTGCTAGCGAAAGTGCACCAGACGGCACAAGTGCTCCAAAGAAAGGTACTACAAAAGACCTACCAGGTGCTGGTAAGTTTGAAAATGTGCCAGGAGCAAAAGCAGGCAATACTTTCTCCAAGAAAGAGAAAGCAAAAACAGGTGAAGAAGGCGGCATTAACAAGCACAGCATCGAACCTGGCGGCAATTAATTAGGACAATAATATGGCTTTGTACCTAAGAGAGCATCTCACATTTGACCGGGCGCAGATTAAAGTTCTAGAAGAAGATGCGCCCGGCACAAATGGCGGAAAAAGTCTTTATTTAGAAGGTATATGCATTCAAGGCGACGTAAAAAACGCTAACAATCGTATATACCCTATGACTGAAATTAAAAAGGCCGTACAACAGATCAACGAAACTATCAGCGAAGGACAATCAGTTCTTGGCGAAGTTGATCACCCTGATGACCTAAAAATTAATCTAGATCGTGTGTCACATATGATTACAGGTATGTGGATGGACGGTCCTTGCGGTTATGGTAAACTAAAAATTCTACCAACTCCAATGGGCGAACTTGTGAAAGCAATGATCACCAGTGGTGTAAAGTTGGGTGTTAGTAGCCGCGGAAGCGGAGAAGTAGCCGACAACGGTCGTGTAAGTGGTTTTGATATCATTACCGTTGATATTGTAGCACAGCCTTCGGCTCCAAATGCATATCCCAAAGCAATCTATGAGGGCTTGATGAATATGCGTCATGGACACCGAGTGTTAGATGTGGCTCGTGATGCCACACAAGATCAAAGAGTACAGAAGTACCTGAAAGAAGGCATTACACGCCTAATCAATGACCTTAAGTTAAAATAGGAGAAACCTGATGTTATTAGATGCTATCAAACCATTGGTAGACAGCGGCATCATAAACGAAGATACGCAACAGGCGATCACGGAAGCGTGGGAAGCAAAACTTCTTGAAGCTCGTGAAAGCGTTCGCGCTGAACTTCGTGAAGAATTCGCTCAGCGTTACCAACATGACAAGCAAGTTATGGTTGAAGCTCTAGACAAAATGGTAACTGAAAGTCTCCAAAACGAACTCGAAGAGTTCGCAGCAGAGAAACAGGCTCTAGCAGAAGATCGTGCGAAATTTAAAGTTCACATGATGGAAAGTAGCAACAAGTTCAACAATTTCATGGTTGGAAAACTGGCTGAAGAAATTAAAGAACTACGCGAAGACCGTAAACAATATGAGAACAGTGTAAGTAAGCTAGAATCATTTGTTATTAAATCTTTAGCGGAAGAAATTCAAGAGTTTGAGCAAGACAAGCAAGCAGTGGTTGAGACAAAGGTTCGTCTAATTGCTGGTGCCAAAGACAAGCTTGCCGAACTGCAACAGAATTTCATTGCTAGATCTGCAGAACTAGTTAAAGAATCAATTACCAGAAAACTAGAGTCAGAAATGACTCAACTCAAAGAAGACATACAATTGGCTCGTGAGAACCTGTTTGGACGTCAAATCTTTGAAGCTTTTGCAAGTGAATTTGCAGTTACTCACTTAAATGAGAACAAAGAAATTCGCAAGCTACAAGCTGTTATTGCTGCCAAAGAGCAGGCTTTACAAGAAGCACAAGCTCATGTAGAACAGGCTGCAATGATCGTTGAATCAAAAGAAAAAGAGATTAAGATTATTAAAGAATCAACAGAACGCAAGGAAATTCTTGCTAATCTATTGAAACCTTTAAACAAGGAGAAAGCTGTAGTCATGAGCGAACTTCTTGAAAGTGTGCAAACTGCAAAATTGCAGAATGCATACGAAAAGTATCTACCAGCTGTACTAAACAACACAGCACAAAAACCAGTAGCACAGACTAAAACTATGCTATCGGAAAGCCGTGTAGAAGTAACTGGTGATAAATCTGCTAATACACAAACAATTGAAGAAAACGCTAATAACGTTTTTGAAATCAAGCGTTTAGCAGGGCTAAAGTAAACCCTAAATAGGAGAAAAGGAAAAAAATGACACAAGCATTACTAGAAAGCCGTTGGGGCGAAACTAAAGACGCTCTGTTAGAAGGCTTAAACGGTTCCAAAAGAACCACAATGGGTGTAATCCTCGAGAACACTCGCAAGCACTTGATGGAAGCAGCTACAGCTGGTGCTACAGCCGCTTCAAACGTTGCAACACTAAACCGAGTCATTCTACCAGTGATTCGTCGTGTTATGCCAACAGTTATTGCAAACGAAATCGTTGGTGTTCAGCCAATGACTGGACCTGT